GTATAGAATGCGGAAATGTGCATACACATGAGGCCCTCTTAATAGTAGGGCCTGGAGTGTATGCAAATGTATGGGTGGATATGTATGTTAAGGAGGGCTTTATTCGCATAGAGTGGCGACATACACTTAAAGCCCTACCTTTGCTCATGGCCGCTAATCGAGCAACCCATTCAGACATGGATATCACCAAGGAGGAGGCAGGGGCGCCAATAGGAAGCCCCAGGACGCGACATACAACAAAGGACTGGCGAGCACCCTGCTATAGCCAGCCACAGCTACAGGCCTTGATTTCCAATGGCTAACAAGAAAAGGAGAAAGGACGGCCGCCTAGCGGCGACCACTGTTTATTAAGGTCGGCGCTGCACAATGCGCGTAAAGACGCAAAAACGCATTTGCGTCTTTACGTCTTTGCGTATAAGATCACCCCGACATCAACGCCATGGAGCAACCAGGCATGCCAAAAGTAATCGCTTTACTCTGCGAAAAGGGCGGGGCCGGCAAGTCAACGACGACGATCAACGTCGCTTCCTGCCTCTGCAAGGTTTACGGCAAACGTGTACTCATCGTGGACCACGACCCGCAAGCGTCAGCCTCGAAGTGGTCAAGCTTTATGCCAGAGCACGAAGGGCCGGGCGCGATCGCCGTGGTGGTAATGAAGAAGCTGCAGCGCGACCTGCGCGGCGTAGCGCATAGCTTCGACTACGTCATCATTGACGGCGCCCCAGTCACCGACGAGGTGACCATGGACGCCACGAAAGTTGCCGACCTCGTCATCATCCCCGTCCAGCCCAGCGGCCTCGACGTATGGGCCGGAATCACCACGGCAAGCGTCGTTCGCCAACGCCAAGAGATAACCGACGGCAAGCCAGAGGCGCGAATCCTTGTGTCTCGCGCGATCGTTAACACCGTCCTCGCCCGGAACATCCACGAGGCACTCTCGAGCTATGAGCTGCCAATGCTGACGAACAGAACTCACAACCGAGTGCAATTCGCCGAGACCATTGGCCTCGGACAAAGCACGATCGACCTCCCCGCGAGCGACCTAGCCCGAGGAGAAGTCCAAGCCATCACCGCCGAAATTCTGGAGATCCTCAAGTGACACTGAAGAAGGGAGCCATTCAGCCAGCAACCATGCCGACCCCGCGCCCTGGCGACATCCGCGCAACTAAAGCGCTGATCGAACCGAAAAACGAGCGCATCTATTTCCTCGGCCCGGCGCAGTACCCGCAGGGCCTCAACGAAATCACCAACCTGGCACCGAGCAGAGCGACTCACAAAGCCTTGCTCATGGAAGCCATGGACGACCTATTTAAGAAATATGCGGCGGGCTTGGGGCGGCAGGACATTCCAGACCTGCCGGAGCTCGTCCGTCGACTGGAGAACCTGGGCTGCCTCGAGTAATCGCGGCAGCAGAAGGGAGATGCCCGGGCGCGGCGGCAACCGCACCCGGGCTGAACACGGCCAAACCCTAGAGAGGTGACACTATGTCCGCCAAGGACTATACCATGCTGCTCGCTTTGCCCCTAAGTCAGATCAACCGCCCCGACTACAGGAAGTTGGTCGACCAGTACGCCGGAGAACTCGCCTCCCCCTGCATCGCCGAGGGACTCAAGAGAGCCTTGGGGGAGCACGCAAAATGAGCACACAAGCAGAAATCATCGAGGAAGCCGCCCAGGAGCTCGCAGCCTGGCTCGGCGAGAGCTTCGCCGAAATCCACATGCTCGACCATTACCTCGGCCGCGCCGAGCCAATCAATCTCCGGGCAGCCGAGATTGCCTCGAGGGCGGCGGAGATCATGCGCCCCACGCTCGAGCAACTACGCGCCGCAGACGTCGACCGCGCGCTAAAGGATCACCAGCTCGCGAGCTGCCACGCCGAGTTTCGCAACCTCGCAGACTACGTCCAGGCACTTCCTGATCGCCTGCCAAAGGTCGGAAACGACCACACCAGGGAGGAGCTCCTCTCATGGCTCAAGCGCGAGATCGAGGCGGCCCCCATTGGCCGCAACCAGAGGAACCGCCGATGAGCCGACCAACCTCAAGCCCCGTCGAGAACGCCCTCGGCATGCTGTTCACCGCCCTTTGCGTCGCAGGGATACTCATCTACAGGCTGTACAAGCATATCGCCGACAAACCCCAGCAGGAAGGAAGCCAGCAATGACCACCAGCACCAGCCAGAACCAGAGCATCAAGCGCTATACCGTCAAAGAGCCCTGGAAGGATTACAGCGTCACCCTCGAGGTCGATCACTCGATCCTGACCCCTGAGCACGCCGAACTGATCAACACCTTCTGGGGCGACCACAAGTACCGCGTTAGCGCCGAAAATGGCGACGTAGTGCGCGCCGTGATTCGCCTCGCTGGCTCCACCATGATCCGCATCATGCTGGCCGAAGGCGGCACCAGCTTTACCGAGAAGACCAAAGGGCCGATCCTTGACGACAACCCTGGGCCGCTCTGGACCAAGGACTTGCACGACGAGGAAGGCTGGGGCGGCACCGAGCCCGGCAAGCCATTCGGATGGTGCGGAATTCGATGCGTAGCAGCCGACATCGAGATGCCCGGGTATGAGGACGTAGAGCTTTCGGAAGAGAAGCCAAATCCCGCATAAGACGTGTAGACATGTCCACGAGCCCGCCGCCCTGGCGGGCTTTTTGTTACCCTGCGCGCCTCACGCAATGGAGATCCGCGCAGCATGAAAGCAAAGCCCCTCGCCATCGGCGCCGCAATCGCCGCCATCGTCGCCCTCGGCATCAACGACCTACGCAACAAGGACGCCAACGCCCTCGAGCGCGCGCACGACCGCGCCGGCCTGCAGGTCGATTGCTCGATCACCAAGATCGACGGCAACCGCTGGGGCGCCTGCCGATACAAGAACGGCGCACCCGCCAGCGCCTGGCTCAAGCGCGACGACGCCTGGGTCGCAGCCAACGGCAACGCGCACAAGGTCATCGACCGCCTTGCCCGGGGCCAGGACCTGGCCGGACTGCCCAGCCTGCAGCGCGACACCGCCTCGGCGCCGGCAATGCCTGCAGAACTATTCCAGTAGGACGCCGAAACGAAAAAAAGCCCCCACCGCCGCGAGGCAGTGGGGGCTTTTTCTATTTTACGACTGGGCGACTCGCCTCAATGACCGCGCGATAACTCTGCTGCCGACTACCAGACTCCGTCAGCCTATCGATCGACCAGGCGCCCTGGGCGAAGTCGGGCCAGGTAGCGTCGAGGTTGAGAAGCCCCTCGGCGCCGAACCCAGGATTGCCTGGCGCATCGATCCGCAATTTAATCGACTCGCGCTCAATCTTGCGCAATTGCCCCTCGCCGGCCTCCTTGGCCTCGGCCTCCCCCTGATAGCGCTGGCGCACCCTCTTGAACGGAGACACTCCAGACTCCACCACGCACTCCTTTCCGGCCGAACCGTCCCACCAGGTGGTTTTGCACCCCTTGAACTTGACCCGCTCGTCTTCGTCAGTGGTGGCATTCATGAACGCCTGATCGCCAGGATGATTATTGCTGGTCACCGTCAGCGTGACCGGGGCAAGGATCTTGCCCGAGATCGATTTCGTCTGGCCGCGCCTCGCAAGCACATAGAGCTCATTGACCGGTTTTGTCACTGCATCGTACTGCGCGACGATCCGAGTCAGAAAGCCCATGTCCGTCTCGTTGGACTGGTCGACGTGCTCGATCTTGATCATGGCCAGCTCAGGCGCCACGCGCGGCGAGAACCCATGCTTACTGGTCAGCTCGCGAAACAGGGCGCCGAGAGTCGTCGGCCCGTAGCTGGCAGATCTGCGGGCCTTGAATTCCGTCTCATCCAGCGCCTTAAACGGCGCCGCCGTGGCCACGATCACCAACCTCGGAGGGAACAGATTCGGCGTGCGACGACTGATGATGTACTCGCCGCGATCGACAAGCCCCGACTCGAGGTAACCGACCCGAATGCCAATTTTTGCGCCCGCACTGGGCGTCCCGGAAAGCCCCTCCGTATTGATCGTCAGCTTGAGCGTGTCCGACTGAATGCCAGAGGCATCAACACGCTCCCAATCGATCAGCCGCGCGTTGAGCAACGCCGCGTTCGCGCCGTAAATCTCAACCGCTGGCGTATATCCCAATGACATGCACTCTCCCCCTCAATCCCAGGCCGAAACCGGCGCTTTCGCCGCGATCTTTTCCTCGAGCTCCGGCAGGACCACGCTGACTCCGGCCGGCAGTACCGGCCCGTATTCAGCCAGGCCGGGATTCAGCAGCCATAGCGCCTCCTCGGCCGCGTCGTCAGACCGCCCAATACTCCTATAAAGCAACTGATTGACCGAATCGCCGGCGATACTCCGGACACTACGCATTGACGAACTCCTTTAGCTCAAGCGTCCACTCGATCAGCATCGCCGTACCGTCATCGATGATTGAGCTCTGACTTTCCGAAACCCTGTCAATCCGCCAGCGCCCCCAATTTCGGCCAATGCCATCGACCAGAGGATAAGGCGCCCTGCCGTTGGCCAGCGCCCGCAACTGGTCGAGGCGCTCCATACCGACAGCCCGCATCGCCTTGCCGCTCATGCGCAGCTCCTCGAGGCCCTGGCCGGTCTGGTGCGACTTCGGCTTACTCGCGATGATGTCCAGATCGACCCAGCCCCCCGAGGTTGAGCGCTCGAGGCGCTCATACGGGAACGCCGTGGCCAGTCCGAAAATAAAACTCCCCAAGGCCATTTGCTGGCGCATCTACTTGCTCCCATCCGTCAGAGACGCGCCCGTCCGAACGGCCAACGGGTTGGCCATCATCATCGGCATGAATTGCGCGTGCATTTGCTGCATGACCAGATCTGCCAGCGCCTTGGCGCTCGCCTGATCCTGGCCGTTGATCTGGATAACCGGCGCAAACGTCCGGTTATCCGCCGAAGTCGCTGCAGCAGCCACGTCCTTGCTGACCTTCTCTGGCGAGCTCAGGCGATCGACCAGGGCGCCCAGCTTCTCGCCCAGCCATGAGCCCGCCTCGCTGCCGGCAAAGCCACCAACGGCGCTACCGATCGCGCCGCCGACCGCCGTGCCAACCCCGGGGAAAATCATGGTTCCGATCGCGGCGCCGGTTGCGCCTCCCGCATAGGCGCCCGCCAAAGCACCACCGGCCCCGCCCACACCAGACCCGACCTTTTTCGAATCGCCCTCGGACAAGCCGTTGACCGCCTCAATCGCACCAGAAAGAGCGATCAACGGGGTTGCCACCCGGCCGGCGACCTTAGCGACACCTGCCGCCCTGGACAACATGCCAGCCTTTGGCGCCACCTCCGCAACAGACTCCAGCGCCCCCAGCGCGGCGCCCGCCTTGCCCTTCGCCCCGCCGCGCCCCCTGCGACCCTTGCGACCTTTACCGTCGAGATCCAGACCGCCGCCAAGCCCGCCCATGGTGCGATTCAAGCGCCGCACAGCAGCATCGGCCGCCATCGTCGTCCTGGCAGTGGTGGTATCGAGCTTGGCGCGGGCCAGCCCCGCCTTATTGAAAGCCTGGCCGAACAACAGGCCGACGAACTTGAGGCCCAGCGCCCCGATTTTCAGCGAGGCTAGGCCGGCTGCAGCAACTGCCAGCGCCCCAGTGATGCCCGGGAAGGTCTCTGCAGCCCAACTCAAGCCGTCGACCATGGCACCCAGGGGCACCAAGACCGCATTGAGCGCAGGCAGCATCGCGTTACCGACCACCGTCGAGAGGCGGGTCAGCCGCGCCGTAAAAGCATTCAGCCCCGTGCGAGAGGTGTTGGCCACCCCCGCCGCCTCCTGCATCATCGAACCCATTTTCCCCAATGGCTCAAGCACCGACGTCGCATACTTGGACTTATCGCCGACCATGGCGAAGGCATCCTCGAGCGGCTTGAGGTTCTCCAGCAGCGGCTGAATGGCACCGATCGACTCGGAGCCGAACAGGTTCGTGGCAATCGCCGCCTGCTCCTCGCGCGGCTGGTCATTGATCGCCTTGAGCACGCTCATGATCGTCGCCGGCGCGTTTTTCTGCATTTCAGAAGCAAGATCCTCGGGATCAAACCCAAGCTCTTTCCACTGCTCCTTTTCCTTCTTTGTTGCCGACTTGCCCGCGACCAGGGCGCTGGTGAAGTTCTTGAAGCCGGTACCGGCGATTTCCTTCTCCGTGCCCGGGTTGAGCAATGCAGCCGACAACGCCGCCGTCTGCTCAGGCGTAAGGCCCGAGGCAGAACCGACCGCACCGAAGCGCTTGACCACGGCCGCAATGTCCGCAGCCTTTGCGTTGAAGTTGTTGCCAAGGTAGTTAACCGAGTCAGCAAGGTCGAGCGTCTTTTTCCGATCAAGCCTCATCGAGGCCTGCCAGCCGGCCATGGTTTCGCCTGCAGTGCTGGAATTGATATCGAATGCCGAGCCCATGATCGCCGCGTCGCGGGTGAACTCCATCACACGAGCCTGCTTGCCCTCACTGGTTTTCTCCTCCTTGCCGATACCGGATTGGCCGGCGGCATATTCGATCTTCGCAAGGTCGATCGCCGTCATCCCCGACGACGCGATCAGACGATCACTGGCCAGCGTCAGGTTCGCGGCCGCCATTTCCGCGCGCTGATTGCCGGTGAAATCGATCACCTTGCCCACGTCGGCCATCGCGGTCTCGAGGTTCATCGCATGATTAATCGGCCGGCTCGCCAAGTACCCAACGGCCGCCGTCTCCGCGAATTGACCACGCAGCTCGCCGCGCTTGGCACGGTTGGCATCAATCTTACCTTGAGCCCTGCCCACCGCCTCGAGCTTCGCACGCTGCGACACAAGCGCGGCATTGACCGATTCCGCCGCAGCCTTCAGCCGACTTTGCTCGCCGGCTAGCTTCGAGGTATCCACTCCCGCGCTCTTGAGCGAAGTGTCGAGCCGACTGAGCTCGTCGCGCTCACGACGCGCCGCTCGCTCCATCGACTTGACGCCGGCGGTCGTCTTGTCCTGCTGACTGTCGAGCTTCTTTGCCGCCGCCGTGACTACATCGAGCTCCTTGCCGAGGCGCTTCTGCTCTGCACGCGCATAGGCGATATCGACCGTCGACGCCTCGGTCGAGGACTCCAGGGCCTTGGTGGCCACCACCGCCTTTCCGTACGCCGTGGCCAGTTCCGCGGCTCGATTACTTGCCTGGGCCTGCTCGCGACTCAGCCGTGACTGCTCAGCCCGGGCAGCCTGCAGCGCGGCCTCAGTCTTCTTGACGTTCTCCGTCAACTTGACGAACCCGTCCATATCCTTGGCCTGGGCATTGAGCTTGCGCAGATCCGCCTGCTGGGCCTTGATCGACTCCTGCACCCTGGCGGACTTCTTGCCGAAGTCGCCGAAGGTCGCCGAGTACGCATCAATTACGGCCATTTTTATGGAGTATTTCGACTCAGCCATGGCGCTACTCCTGTTTCACGCCGAGCCGGGCGATCGCGATCTCGTAGCGACGCATGGCCTTCTCGGCTTGCCAATCCAAAATTTCCGCCTCGCTCACCGGGTAAACGAGCGGCACGACATCGAGGATCACTTCGATGTCGCGTTCTGAAAAAAAGCGGCGGGCTTATTCAAGAAGGTATCAATGCGTTTCTGCAGTTGATTCCAGTCAGGAACCGAGAGCAGGGCCAGGTCGGCGACCATCAGGCCGGTGCAGTGCGCAGTTATGAAGTTCGTGCGATCGTCCCCCGTCTTCTGCTTTTTCATCATGCGGGTGGCCTTCAGCGCCGGCATGGTCAGGGTCAGAGACTCATGCCTCACCCCCATCACCTCGATCGGCATCAGCAGCGGAACCTCATCACCGTCCTGGCCGACCTCCTCGAGCTCCTTGCCGTCCGCGTCGCGCTTGACCTTGTCCAGCAGATCCATGGACGTGCTCCAGATCCAGTCATTCACCCAGCCCGTAACCGTCAGGAAGTCCGGACGCTTGAAGCTGTCGAGCACCGCCTCCGGCAAGCCCGTGGCCAACTGCGCGAGCTGAATGTAGCGATCATCCTCATCGGCGCCGGCGCGAGCCAGGGCCTCGGCATGCGCGCCGTGAGTGAAGGGCCGAAACACGATCGACTCGATCAACTGCCCATCGGCGCCAGTGATAGGGCAAAGCAGGGTGTGAACCGGAGGAGTCCAAGACATCGATAATTTCCTTGCAGACATAAAAAACCGCCCAGGGAGGGCGGCTATCGAAGAGGCAGGCGACGCGGCTGCTTACGCCAGCAGCACCGCGCGACGGGCATCGCCGAGGATGTCGACGCCGTTGAGAATGAACTTTTGCGTACGGGTATCGATGTCGATCACCGGGATACCGTTCTCGAGGCGGTTGTAAGTCCGCACCGAGATCTCGAGGTCGGTCACCGGCTTGTCGCCCATCTTCAAGGTTTTCTCCTTGAGCGATTTGAACGTGCCGCCGATGGTGTGGTACGTGAACCACGTATTGTCATCCTGATCCTTACCGGCCTCGCGGACGTTGAGCAGGATGTAGTTATCACCCGACGCGCCCAGGGCGAGCATGATCGGGGCGCCCATGCCCTGCAGCGACAGCTTGCAAGTCAGCTCCTTCGCACCCTTGGCCATCTCTTCAGCGATAAAGCGGCCGCCCTGCATCTTTTCCATGTCCATTTCGATCGCAGGCGGGTCGAAATCCTCGATGGTCTGCATCAGCGGCAGGCCCTGCAGCGTGGCCGCAAAGGCCTGTCTTACGCGGTTAGTGAACATTAGAGAACGCCCTCCAGAAACTGCTCGATGATTTCATCGCTTGCGTTGAGCTGGTAAACCATGTGCTCGTTCGGCGCGTAGCGGCCGTAATCGATCACGATGAACCAGGTCCCGTTTTTGTACTTCTCAACGGAGTTGAGCTCGGGGTGCAGGTAAACCTTGCCGCCCGGAATGGTTTCATCAGCCACGAGCGTCTGCATCCAGTCGCTGATGCGCTTGACTTCCTGATCCATGAACGACTTGGTCAGGTTTTTGGCCATAGCCTTCTGCGCGGCCTTGACCAGCTTGCGGCTGATCGCATCCTCGAGGCCTACGTAGCTGATGAATTTGCCGGTGATAGAGCGGTTGCCCAGGAGCGAGAAACCGCCCAGGACCGTACGGGCGTAGTAGCAAACGCCATAACGATTGAGCAGATCCCCCTCGGTCGAGGTGTCGAGGATGTTGTACTCGACGGTACGCGACACATCCTCGGCATACGTCACTTGGTTGCCCGGGCTTTCCCACTGCTTGACCGCCGCCAGAGCCGCGATCGCCAGTACCGAGGGAGGCAGGAAGACATTCGCCTTGGCCGCTTTGGAGTAAACCGCCGCCATCTGGTGAACCACCAGGCAACGGTCGAAGCCCAGGCCTGCACCGCCCAGCTCCTGACTGTACGCAACCTGGCCGGCTACGGTCGCGTCCTTCCCGTCCAGCACCACACGAGCCTTGATGCGCTTGCCGAACGACGCAAACTCGCTGGCCATCGCCTTGGTGCCAGTGAAGCCCGGGGCGCCCAGGATGGTCAAATCCTCGGGCAAGCCAGACAAGGCCTGCAGGCCCAGCTTCTGACCCGACAGCGCGTTTACGCCGCCCATGACGTTGTTGATCGTGTCGGCCGGTGTCGCCCCCTCCTCGACCACCACCACATACACCGGCACCTTGACGACCTTGAGGATCTGGTAAACCGCCTGAAACAGCGTGCCAGCCTCGAGGCCAGTCGGATCGAGCAGCGCCTGCTGCGTGTAATTACTGATGCGGAAAGGCGAGTTGAGCGGAATGCTCAGAATGTCGCGGTTCGGCGCAGTACCAACCAGACCGATCACGTTGTCACCCAGGCCGCCCATGGCATCAGGCGATTCGCTGGAATTGATCGTGACGCCGTTGTGCTCGAAATTCGTAACTTCAGCCATGTCTATCAGGCCTCCTGCGTTGCGGCCTTGAGGCCCTTGTCGATCTTGGTAGTCTTACCGGCAGCGGCAGGCGCTACCGCCCCCCCAGCAGCCTCAGCGGCAGCGAGAACGCTGGTCAGCTCGATCCGCCCAGCAGTGCGCAGCGCATGCGCTTCAACCTCGAGCAAATCGAAGGTTTCGCCAGGCGCGGCCCAGTGGCCGCGCCCCTTCGGGAAGGGGATCAAACAGGTGTAATTTTCACGGGACATACAGAATCTCCGGGCACAAAAAAAGCCGCGGCGCGGCCTTCAAATGCTTGTGAGGAAGTTGCGGGATTAAAAGAAAACGCCCCGTCAGTGCGGGGCGCTTATTCGGGTTGATCAGAGAGCCAGAGCGGCGCCGGCGGCCGCGCCTGAGAATCTGGAAAGCCCGGCAATTGCGGCCAGTCTCGCAGCGCCTGCATGTACACCAGCAGCTCCTTGAACTGCTCGCCGGTTAGTGTGGTGGTCGCCTCGATTTCCAATTGGTCACGGTGCCGATCGCGTAGCCACACCAGCTTCGCAAGCTCGGCGTCGCGCCACTTACGCTCATCGTCCGCCGGCGTTGTCGTAGGCGCTGTCGCGCTGGCGATGTACGCATCAACCTCCGCACCGGACATAGGCACCAACCAGTCGGCGATAAAGTCCTCGTGGGCATCGTCATCGTACGCATGGACCTGGCCGGTCCGAGGGTTATTGAAATACTTCACGCACGCATCTCCGACCAGACGGCATTTACTGGGTTCACAAGGGTCACGGAATAGGTTGTACCGGCCGGGACAATGAACGCGGCGTGATAGGCCGAAGTGGTCACAGTCACCCCCCCGCAAGTTGCAGAGATCCCACCAGTCGTTATTGACACGCTAACAAAGATTGGGCGCCCGGTAGTGTTGGTGTAGACCGTGCCGCTAACACGACTCGCAGTGACGTTCTGACATGTTTGACCGAACCCCAGCAGCGGCAGATTCGCAATAGAAGCCGCCAGGGCCGCTACGTCGATGCTGCCTTGGTTAACTGGCGCGTTCCAAGCTTTTATGCACCACATTACCGCCAGGTTGCGCGGTCGCATAACACCGTAGTTCTGCTCAGCCCTCACAGGCACCCCCACAGCTCCAGGGGTGCTCGCATAACCGTATCTGGCATTGGGGTAGTCCGCCAGAGAACAATCGTCGAGGCCAAGATCCTGATAGGAAAGAGATCCCGTGCTAACTGAATAGTCCGTCACAGCGTCAGGACTTGGCCCTCCTCCGATGTTATGGAATGTACCTTTCTGCCCACTACCAATTGTCCGGCCAGCATCCGCGCCGCGCCCATGGTCCCAGCCCCGCAGGAACTCGCCCCGCGCATCCGGTAAACGGAAGTAGCCAGCAGGCTCTGTGCCATTGTTGTAGGTGGTGCCCAGGTATGCGGCCAGAGCCGGGTAAGCCGTAATGATTTGCGCGCTACCATCCAGCTCAAGATAACCGGGCGGAACAGCAGCCTTTGGAAAAGGCACAATGGACCCGACCGGAACAGCCGCTTTCAGCGCGTCCAGCTCGCTGACAAGCGCCGCTACATCGATGCTGCCCTGATTGATTGGCGCGGCCCATGCCTTGAGGCACCACATGACGGCGAGGTTTCGCGGGCGGGTTTCTGACGCCGTGCGCGGGATTCCATTTACGCCGTCAGTCTTAGGGCCTATCACCTTCTCGCCTGGCATAGCGGCGCCATCAGTGCCTTGAAGGGTATTCTGAGCACTACCAGCAGCGGCATCACCACCAGCAGGACTACCAGTGATGTCGTGAAAGTGACCTTGGAATGCGTCAAGCTGATAAGAGCCCACCGCCCGACCGACATCCACCCCGCGCCCATGGTCCCAGCCACGCAGGAACTCTCCACGAGACTCCGGCAACCGGAAATTACCCGCCCCTTCGCCCCCAGTATTGAACGCGGTGCCCAGGTATGCGGCCAGGTCAGGATACGCAGCAATACTCTGCACACTGCCATCAAGCTCGAGGAAGCCCGCCGGGACCGTACCTCTCGGGAAAGCCACCATCGCGCCGACTGGAAGCGCCGACGACCGCAAAACGATCGCGTCGACCTCTGCCTTTGTGTACGTGTCAGTAATGCCATAGCCCGCCAGTGTGGACGGGTTTAGCCCAGCGATAACACGCCCGTACTTGTCCACGGTAACGCCGAAATAGGTGCCGATGCTGACCCCCGACCGACCGGCGAGACACTCGAAGGAAAGCGCCGTGACGCCCAGGGTAATCGGCCCGTCCGTCACCAACATCCAGACCGTGTCGCCGTTCTTCGCGCCCTCCTCGACAGGGACATGCAGGCCAGGCGTAACCTCAACGCTGGAATCAGCATCCGAAGCCCGAACCCAGGGGCCATTGGCAACGACAAAAATCCCGTTTGCCGACTTGTCCACCTCATCCTTTCGCAGCACACGATCACCGGCGACCACCGCAACGGTGTCGACCAACTGCGCACCACTGGCAACGATCGGACCAGTAGTGGCAGCCCGTACCGACTGCTTACTGTCACGCTTAGCCAGCTCATCAGCCACATAGCTGGTCACCCAAGCCCGCGTCGCCTTGACGACAGAGTCGTCGATCAGCAGCGTTACCGACGCCGCGTTGCTGGTCTGAAAAATCGCCCGGAGATAGAACTCTTTCCCCTGGCCCGACGTGGCCAGCACAGGCTTGAAGGACTCGGCGTACTTGATCACCGCGTACAGAATACCCGTATCGGTCCAGATCCCCGCCTCGCGCACATACCAGCCGCCAACGTCATTCGGGATCGTAGCCTCAGCCATCAGCCAGCTCGAGTTATTCGGATCCTGAAACAGCGCATTCAGATCGCCACGCCAGACCTCACGCCGAAGCGCGGTCGCCGTTGCATCAGGGTTATAGACCGCGCCGTTACCATCACCGACGGAGATTTTCGACAGCTTAATCGGCTTTCCCGCTGCCTTACACGCGGTTTCGTATGCAAGCCCCGCGTTTGTAAGCAGGGTGTAATAGTCGGACATTTAAGACCCCTGAGGATAAACAGTTACCGCCTCGACGACGTAGAGACCGGCAGCCATGAACGACCCGCCGGATGCCTCCAAGCCCTCGAGAGCAAATGGGTAAATCGTGGACATTTCGCCGACGACCGCTGCAGCGCCGATGTAGTGCGCTCCAGCGGCACTGAAACCGACCGCCACCGACAGCGTGTCGCGCTCGCTCTTCGCGTCCGACAGGCGCCGATCGAGGCGGGCATCGATCTCGGTGCTGTATGGCTGCTCAGAAAAGGCCCTTACCGAAAAGGTGTAGGGTTGCCCGACTGGCGTCTGCTCGTACCAGGCGCGCACCTCCGGGATCAGTTGCAACCCCTTGACCGCGCTTTCCAGCGCCTTGCGGGTGCCTGCCTGGCGCTTAGTTGGCCAGGCCAGCGCAACCGTCAGCCGTTTTTCAGCTTCCGGCGCCGTGGGGCTCCACTCGCTGACGCCACGATCGGCCGCCAGGTACGGCAAAAAATCGACCGGCGTCTGCTGGGGATCCATCAGCTCAGGAAATGGCGGATCGATCCGCTCCAGAAGCTTGGCAAAACCGAGATCGAGCGCAGCCTCGAGCGGCGATTGATTGGCAGGCAACAACGTCGGCCGCACAGACTCAAGGTCATCACTCATAACGTGCGGACCTCGACCTCTACAGCCGTGCAATACGGGGCCTGTGACGCCGTCGTGGCGATCGGGGCAAGCGGCTCGAGGATCTCAAGCCGAACAGCCCCGGCGCTGTGCAGGGTGTAGTCGATCCATGTCAGATCGACACGCCCCTCGAGCCGATGGCACGCATCCGCATATTTCTGAAGCTGCGCCTCAGCCGCGGACTCCGTAAGCCCCGCGTCAGGCCCTGAATTGATGTAAGCAACCGCCCTGATCTTGTAGCTGACAATCTGCGCGCTCTGGACGATCACTTGATCGGTTTCCGGCCTCACGTCTGGCCTGGCAAAGTGCGCTCTGACAGCGGCGAGCAAGCTATCAGACGCCACGCCGCTACCCGCGCGCGACAGCACGGTCACAGTAACCTGACCCGGCGCAGTGCGTCGGCCATTTCCATCCTTGACCTGAGCGGCAAAGCCATCAGGGTCGAACGTGTACGTCACATTCACAACACCGGCCGCGATCGGCTCGACCGAGACCCGAGGGCGCTCACCAAGCGTCAGCACCTCGCGGCGGTACTGCATGCGCGAGCCAGCGGCCGGCGCATGAGGCGCCAAGTAGTAGCGTAGCCTGGCGTCATCGTCGGACTCCATCACCGGCTGCACCGGCGGAAAGGCCAATTCATCGCCAGGCGCAATCGTCTGCCGCTCGAGACCCATGTCCGCGAGCCTGGCGTCGAGGTTCTTGCCCTCAGCCCACCACGCGAGCATTTGCTTGATACGAGCGTTGTATTTGCGCTCCTGCGTCTGCAGGCGGACTGTAAAGGCCTCCAGGGCCACGGTCAGCAGCTCACCCTCATTCTGCAGACTCACCTCGAGCTTTGCGGCACTCTCAGGCGAGCGCGCCGCGACATACTCGACAACAAACGCCTTGAACTCAGCGAGCAGCGCTTCGAACGCCTCGACCTTTACGATCTCAGGCTCGGCCAACTGATTTTGACCGGGTATGAGCATGCTCAAGTGGCCACCTCAAAGGACATTTTTCGGTTATGCCAGGTGCCCGACAGCTTCAATTTCAGGCCGGCGCCGTGGCGGACAGCCACCACCACATCGGGAACGAAGTCCCCGATGCCGTTGGCCTCGTTGTAAAAGGCTGCCACCGCCGCGCTCTGAGCCAGAATCAGCAAGTCATCGCCGAGGTTCTTGCCCAGCAGCAGGAGCAACTCAGAGCCGTACAGCGGGCGCTTCTGGCGGGTTCCTATGGGAGTTGTCAGCGCGCGCGTGGCCCGCTGCACGAATTGAGGCCAGTCATCGACAGTAGCCCCAGTGTTCCTGTCGATTCCGATCATTCTTAGCCCTTAGGCAGTGCTCATAATCTTGCCCTGATGGTCGATCAGGGGGCCGGAGAAGTGGACGCCCTCCTCATCGATCAGCAAGCCCGTGAGGCCGAGCATCAGCTCAACACTGTCAGGCTTGAGAGCTATGCGCGCCTCACCGACCTTGAGCTCGACGCCCTCACGGCTGGCCGATAGAGCGACAGGGCCGCTCTTCCACGCCAGAACGTGCGCTGCGTGGTCGTAGCTGCTTTCGGTGCCGTCCTTGTAGAGGCGCCGTGTCAGCTCGGCCGTGGCCGATGTCAGCGGAAACGCATCGGTTGAAAGCCCGAACAGGGCCACCGACTGGGCGCTGCTGTCACCGCCGCCGTAATTGAGCAGCACGCACTGCTCACCCTTCGAGGGATGCCGCGTTTCGCTCTGCTCGCCGGCGCTGGGGTTGAAATACTTGATCTGCGGCGTTTTCAGATCGCCGTGGGTAACCACGCACCGGCCAGCTCCAGGGTCCACCGACTCACAGGTGCCTATCCTGATGAAACTGTCGGCGCGACGATTCAAGTCCTCGAGGTGCTCCTCGATCTCGAGCAGCCGATCAATGATCGGCCCGAGCTGCGAATTTAAAAGCTGCGAAAACATGGCTCACACCTCGAGCTGCTGATACTGGCCAGGATCATCGAAGCCGGTCACTTCCCAGCTACGGGCCACCAACGGCGGCGCCCTGAACTCCATCACCGGATCCTCGAGCAGAACCGCGCCGATGCTTATGAACTGCTGAAAGTTGACGCCCCAGGCCTCATAACCGCCCTGGCCACCCTCGAACATCGTCGGGCCACTCGACAGGCGATCAGGTAACCCACATTGCACGCTGGGCAGGCCCCAACGATTATCCGTAGCCAGCCGCTCGAGAAGCGTGGCCAGGTTGGCCGCCTCGAGGTTGGCATGCTTCCGCCAGCGCCCGACTACCGCGTGCAGCGTCACAGTGACAATGTGCGACTTGCGCCCGTCCTGCGACCTGACCCCGGCCTGGGTATTTTCGATCTCGATCAGCACAGTCGAGTCGCCGACAGTGCCATCGAAGTCGTTGTAGTTGCCGACAAGCACACCAATGTCGGCTGCAAGAATCGCGTCGCCGATCGCAAAGAACAGGTCGGAAAGGTTATTCAAATTCCTTGAGGACATGCGAAGCCTCTCGCTCAAACAGATCTGCAAAGCGCTCCATGGCGCGCTTTTCCCAGCGCCCAAGGACGTTTGTGGCGGGCCCGTCCCAGTCTTCTTTGACCGACTCGATACCCAGCCTTGCGCGCCCCTTGCGCCGAAAAACCAGCGACTTGCCATTTCGGCCGGTACCGATGAAGGCATCCTCATAAAAGCGATGCCCCACCGCCACACCGCCGGGCACTTCCCTGGGCGTACCCAGGTAATGCACCAATAGCGGCTCAAGGCCTATCCACAGCTTGATTTCGTTCCCGCGGCCCCGGGTAAACAGGTTGTATCGGTGACGCACGGGGCTTTGAGATATCCGCAGCTCTTTCGCGATCTCCCGCGTGCTGTGCGTGCGCAGCCACTGGGCTGTTTTTCGCAGCGCCCGGGCGGCCGCTATATCGAGCTTTCGAATGATCTCCCCTGTGCGCCCGTTGAGCAGCACAGCCGCCCTGTCAGCCTCAAGATTGAGTTGGAAGCCAGCCATTCTGTTTAGCGTCCGAGGCGCGAGCCTTGCGGCTGCCGTGGGGTATCAGGGTCAGCAGCTTTTGCAGCCGGCCGTGGGGAACGATCTCAGTAATCGAGTAGGCATTACCCTCCTCGTCGATCACCTTGACCGCCGTCCTGTCTGCAGGGGCGTCAGCGTTGGGCAACTGCAGCAGGCGCTCATCTGGCGATGCACGCAATTGAGCCGCCGACCGAAGAGCACTGGCGCGCTGCATGCGGCCGAGGCCAATTGGCACACCCCACATGCCATTTACATCCCGGTCATCCCGCCCATCCTCGACGAGCTTGACCGTACAGCCGAACTCTTCAGGGTCAAAGAACGACGCTAGGTCGTCATCACCGATCATGCAGCGCCCTTAGCGGCCGCCTTCTTGTTAGCCGTCTCGAGTGCCTTCGCCTGGGCCGCGTTGGCCGTCCTGAGATCGCCGGCCTCGATGAGCAGCTCGTCGCGCTCCTTGGTCAGTTCTCCGTTGACTTTCTGCAGATCCGCGACTTGCGTCTCGAGGCCCTGCGCGGCTTCTGCCAGCGTGGCGAGTTGGGCTTTCGCCGCACCCAGCGCGGCAAGGGCTTCGGCTGCATCGAGAGGCTCCTCCTCACTAGGAGGCGGCAGCCCCCGGAATTCTGCGATTTCCGCGTCAGTAGCGTCGCGGGCCACCTGGCCAGCAACCAGATTGTTTCGCTCGGAACGGCTCACCTCGAGCAGCGTACCGACCGCGATTGGCCGGTCGACGCCTTGCTGCCAGAACTGGTGCAGGACGTACATCACATAGCCAAGGGCCATGGTTACTTCATTCATCGCCGGATCTCCGGTTGAATTGAGGAACAGGGGGCGAGAGCCGCCCCCATGCCCGCCTTAGGCCGCCTTTTTCTTGGCCAGGCAGAAGCTCGACAGGTTGCGATAACCGGCGTCGGCGTCTTGGAAGACGCGAACGACCAGGCCATCGCTGTCGGCCTGTGCGTATGGGTCCGGCTTGAGATCCAGCGCGCCCCACATGGCCACGATTGCCTGCGACCAGTCGCCGAACGCCCACGGGTCGCCCTGCACCTGATTCGTGGCCATGGCGGTGTAGCCGTTGACCTCGTTGTTACGCCAGATTCTGGTGCTGTCAGCACCGGCCGGGTCTTCCTTGCGCTTCTTGGCGTCGCCGCGCTGCGTGACGCTGGTCAGGTACTTCAATGCACCGACGTCGCCGTTGAAGGTCGCGATTTTGGTTTCCATGTCGACCAGATCGTCGAACGTGATACCGCTGGCCGCGTACTCCAGACCCGGAACGCCGGTTTGGTTGAACAGGCCCAGCGGCTGCGAATCCTGACCAGTACCGAACAGCATCGCGCGGTCCAGGGCGACAGCCAGGCCGTTGATGAGGTCGGAGATGATGAGGGCCTCGACGCTCATCGAGGATTGCAAGCGCAGCTTGCGCGAGACCGGGATCGCACCGGCAATGGTCTTCGGCTTGAGCGGCAGATTCGTCAAGTCCATCTTGGACAGGGGAACCGAGCCGTTCTCGGGGATCCAGTAGAAGTTGGCACCCGCCACCTTTTTCGGGATCGAGACGTCGCCCTGCAGGCCGCCCAGGACGCGAGCGCCGAGCAGGCCCATCACAGCCTTGTTGCGAACCATGTCGATGAACTGATCGACGCGCAGGTCGTTCGAGACCAGCTCGCCACCAGCACCGGCGCCCGTGGTCATACCCACACGCTCGGCCAACAGGTCATGCGGGACGTAAATGCCGCGCGCTTCCTTGCCCATGGCGTCGGCGATGGCGATGGAGACCTCGCGCTCGAGGCCCGCCTCCTTCCATTCGCCACTGGCCGAGGCGTTCAGGGCACGCAACAGCGAGTAACCACGGCGCTCCTTGTCGTTCAGACCCAGGCCGCGAGCAGTGACGTCGATCTTCTCGCGGAAGCTCGGCAGGTCGCCGTTACGGCCCGAGGTGTCAGGGGCCTGAGAGGTTGGGTTCGGGTTCATCTTGTCGAGAATCTTGGCGCGGACCTGATCGGCGCTCAGGCCGCCAGAGAGCGCCTCGCCGATCATGTCCATCGCACCATGACGCTGGCACAAGGCGAAAATATCAGCCGAGCGCTGACGCTCGTTGGCCTCGACGGCGGCAGTGTCGGGGAGGCCGTTGGTGTTTTCTTTAGGCATTTCAATTCCTTGAACGGGTTGATTCACTTGCACAGGCTCAGGGAGCGCGCGGTCTACCCCGACAGTCGGGTCGGCCGGAATGGATACGCTGGAAACCTCGTAGGGTTCCCAGCGGGTGACGCGGTAATACTTGAGGTCGCCCTCGGTGCGATCGAGGGCCATCTCTTGCGGGTCGTAGCCGACAGAGATGTTTTGTCGGATCTTGTCGACAACGTCCTGCCAGACCTCCTCGGCATGGGCGTTTTTCGAGAAGCGCACCCGAGCTCGCAGCTTTTTGTCATCGTCGAGCCAGGCCTCCTCGACGACGCCGATTTGCGTCCAGCGATCGTGCATGTCGAGCAACGGCGCACCGGCATTCATCCGGGCCAGGCTGACCGACTCGGGCGAGTGATCGAGGATCTCCATGCCGAACCAGCGCCGGACGGGGTACTCGCTCGAGACCGCGACCTCGACAGTTCGGGCGTCAACGTCCAGCGTCGAATGGTCGACCGCCATGGAGCGGTGCAGCGGCTTGCCGCCG